GAAAAGAGGAGAGAAGGGAGATGAGGGATGACCCCCCTGTCTTTTTCAAACCTTCTCTCCCTGAGACCACTAGTACAGTGCCAGATTCACCTTTTAATAAACCTGATACGCTTGACTTCGATGCAAAATGATACGGAAGTAAGCCAGATCAAACGAGGGGTCGGGCTAATTGGCAGCACTGAGCCTAGAATCCACACACCCCTACTCAAAGGTAAGTCCAGGGCGCAAGAGGTTGCAGATTTAGCTGAGAAAATAGGCTTGCCGTTAATACCCTGGCAGCGTTGGGTGCTAGATGACCTGTTATCTGTAGATGATAATGATATGTGGATCAAGAAGACTGGACTCATTCTTGTAAGTCGACAATCTGGGAAGACTCATCTGGCCAGAATGCTTATATTGGCACATTTATTTATTTGGGGCTCTAAGAATGTCCTGGGTATGTCATCTAATCGCAATATGGCATTAGATACATTTAGAAACGTTGCATTTACCATAGAGGACAACCCATTTTTAAAAGATCAAGTAAGGCAGATACGTCTGGCTAATGGTCAAGAATCTATTACATTAAAAAATGGTGCCAGGTATGAGATCGCAGCTGCTACTAGAGATGCACCTCGTGGAAAGACCGCTGACTTTTTATATCTTGATGAATTACGTGAATGGTCTGAGGAAGCCTTTACAGCTGCATTACCAGTAACACGTGCAAGACCAAACTCGATGACCTTAATGACCAGTAACGCAGGTGATGGGTTTAGCACAGTGCTTAATGATCTCAGAGAGCGTTCACTATCTTATCCGCCAAAGACTTTGGGTTATTATGAATGGTCGGCACCACAGCATTGTAAAATTCACGATAGAAAAGCCTGGGCTATGGCAAACCCAGCCCTGGGATATTTAGTAACAGAAGAAACACTAGAAGAAGCCGTAAACACAAACAGCATAGAAGCTACACGTACTGAAATGTTATGCCAGTGGATCGATAGCACTGTAAGCCCCTGGGTCTATGGATCAATCGAGCAGTGCAGCGATAGCAGCCTAGAAATACCTGTTGGGCCACAAACAATTATGGCATTTGATATTGCACCTACAAGGCGATCAGGTGCTTTGGTAATGGGTCAAATTAAAGATGGCAAGATCGCAGTCGGATTAGCACAGCTTTGGCATAGTGATATTGCAATAGATGAGATCAAGATGGCTAGTGATATAAATGAATGGGCACGTAAGTACCATCCACACATAATTTGCTATGACAAGTACGCCACACAAACTATTGCTACTAGATTAGAGCAAAGCGGATGGCGGATGATCGATGTATCAGGTCAGGCGTTTTACCAGGCGTGCTCGGACTTAGCCGATGGCTTAGCCAATAATCGAGTAGTGCATTCTGGGCAGGCAGAGCTAGTACAACACCTGAATAACTGCGCAGCTAAGACAAATGATGCTGGCTGGCGCATTATTAGGCGTAAATCTGCTGGAGATGTCACTGCCGCTATATCACTAGCGATGGTTGTAAGTCAACTAACAAAACCACAACAAACTGCGCAAATCTTTATCTAATTTGCACTAATTGTCCGATTTATGGTATAACATATACATATGGGTCTATTGTCTGCTTTGGGTATAACCAAAAAAACTGAATCTGTCCAAGCGCAATACGCCCCTGCCATTATGGACACAGCTTATGGCTATGGTTCATTTACAACTGGTGTTGGTAACTTCCCTGGTGGATTAGATCGCAATTTTGCGATGCAAGTACCAGCAGTTAGCCGTTGCAGAAATCTTATAGCTGGTGTAGTTTCTTACTTGCCATTAAAACTTTACAAAAAGTCTAATGGTGAGGAGTTGGGGAACCCTCTGTGGCTAGACCAGCCAGACTATCGACAACCACGATCCGTCACCATTTCTTGGACTGTCGATAGTTTGCTGTTTTATGGCGTTGCATATTGGAAAGTTACAGAATTATATGCAGATGATTTAAGACCATCACGATTTGAGTGGGTCGCTAATAATAGAGTTACATTTACAACCAATAAATTTGGCACAGAAATAGAAGAATACTTTATAGATGGCGTAAGAGCCCCAATGACAGGTATTGGGTCATTAATTACATTTCAAGGATTAACGCAAGGTGTATTAAACACTGCATCACGCACAATTCAATCAGCATTAGATATTGAAAAGGCCGCAGCTGTATCTGCACAAACACCTATGCCATCTGGCTACATTAAAAACACTGGCGCAGATTTACCAGAAGCCCAGGTATCAGGATTATTAGCACAATGGAAACAAAGCAGACAAAACAGAAGCACAGCATATTTAACTAGCACATTATCATACGAAACCACAGGGTTCTCTCCTAAAGATATGATGTACAATGAAGCACAACAATATCTGGCAACTCAAATTGCTAGAGCTATGAACGTGCCTGCATATTACATTTCAGCAGATATGAATAACAGTATGACCTATCAAAACATTATTGATGGTCGCAAAGAATTTGTCGCATATTCACTACAGCCATTTATTTGTGCTATTGAAGATCGTTTGTCTATGGATGACATTACCCCACGTGGCCACGTAGTTAAGTTTGGTATTGAAGAATCATTTTTACGTGCAGACACAATGAAACGACTAGAAGCAATAGAAAAAATGTTATCTCTAGGTCTAATTGACATAGATGATGCAAAAGAAATGGAAAGCCTAACACCTAACGGAAGAGAAGTAGAAGATGATACTTACATTCAGTAGCCAGGTAGAAGCTGCCGATACAGAGCGCAGAGTTATCGCTGGCAAGATCGTGCCATTCGAAGAAGTGGGCAATACTTCTGTCGGTAAGGTGGTATTTGCTAAAGGATCAATCGATATAGGCGATCCAGGCAAGGTCAAGATGCTTATGCAGCACAGACCAGAAAAGCCAATAGGCCGTATGCAAAAGTTTAATCAAGCAGAAGATGGTATCTACGCATCATTTAAGATCAGTGCATCAATGCAAGGTCAAGATGCTTTAATCCTTGCAGGTGAGCAATTAATCGACGGATTATCAGTAGGCGTAGATGTAAACAAGTCTGTACAGAAAAAAGATTATTTATATGTAACTAGCGCAACTCTACGTGAGGTTAGCCTAGTCGAATCGCCAGCGTTTACAGCTGCGCAAGTAACTAAAGTTGCTGCTAGTGAAAACGAAGCAGAGACACCAATCGAAACCAAAGAAAGCGAGGCTATTGTGGAAGACAAAGCACCAGAGCCACAAAGCACAGAGGTCGAGGCTGCTACTCCTACAGTAGAAGCTGCTCGCCCTACAATTACAGCACCATATATTTCTACAAAAGTGCGCACACCTATTCAATCAATGGGTGGATACACAGAACACAAAATCAAAGCAGCATTAGGCAACGATGACTCAAAGCTATTTATTGCAGCTGCCGATGATTTCGCTAACAACGGATTAGGATTTAATCCAACACAATATCTAACAGAGTTTGTAACTAATACACGCTTTGGCACACCTGCTATTGATGCCTGTTCACAGGGAACTTTGCCCCCAACAGGTCTTACAATCAATGTACCTTCACTTGTCACTTCTGCTGGTGGTGGAACTGGTGTAGCACCAACTGTAACTGTTGAAGCCGAAGGCGGCGCAGTTGCCAACACAGATATGGTCAGCGCATTTTTAACAGGCACAGTATCAAAATACTCAGGTATGAACACACTTTCAGTTGAGCTCCTTGAGCGCAGCGGTTATCCTGGATTTTATGAGGAGTTGACAAATCAGCTATCTCTAGCTTATTTGAAGACAATCGATACAACTGTATTAACAGCGTTACTTGCAGCTGGTATGAACGGAACAAATACATCTGCTGATCTAGATGGTATTGTTGCATTTACTACAGAAGGTGCACGTACTATCTACTCAAATACAGGTTACTTTGCACAGAATTACATCGCTAACCCAGCACAATGGGGTGCGTTGATCGGTGCGCAAGATACAACAAAGCGACCAGTATTTAACGCCTTGCAACCAATGAACGCAGCAGGCCAAGTTGGCCCACAATCAATCCGTGGTTCAGTATTAGGACTTGATCTATACGTAGACAAGAACTTCTCAGCAACTACATTTGATGATGATTCTGCTGTAATTCTTGCACCAGAAGCATTTACTGTATATCGCTCACCACAGGCTTATATGTCTGTTAACGTAGTATCAAACCTACAAGTACAGGTAGCAATCTACGGATATATGGCAACAATCGCCAAGATGCCTAACGGAATTATCAAGTACAAGAAGACCTGATAAGACCCATTAAACAATCAGTAATCTCTGGGGTTTAGTAGCCCTAGCCCCAGAGAGCTATTAGCAAAGGAGTAGAGAGTGCCAGCTAGTTTTGTGACCAAAACTGAACTGAGAGCTAATCTTGGAATTGGCTCTCTCTATTCTGATGCCGTAGTGGAAGAAGTCTGCCAAACTAGTGAAGATCTGCTCAAACAGTATTTATGGTATAACGATGCACCAGTAGTGGCCGCTGGATTACAAAACAATGTAGCCACCTTAGTATTAGCAAACCCAGGCATATTTGTTAAAGGCCAAAGCGTAGCCATAGAGGGCTGCGGATCAATTTATGGTGGAAACCACGTAATCACTGGCACAATACCTGGCATAACAATTCCAGTCAGTATCAGCACTGCATTCTGGTCATTCTTTACTAACTACTCATTCCCTAACGGATATTCTTTTATTCAGTTTGCAAAGACACACGCAGACGATCCATTCCATCGCATTATTCCAAGTGGTAAAGCATCTGGACAAGACACTAAAGAGGTCGACTATGCGCAAACCCCCGCTATTCGGGAAGCGGCGATGATTATTGCCGTAGATATCTGGCAGGCACGTCAAGTGAGCCAGACTGGTGGGGTCGGTATGGATGGGATATCTGCAAGTCCTTACAGAATGGGTTTCCAACTCATAAACAGGGTCAGAGGTCTCATCCAACCGTATGCAGCTCCAGCATCATTGGTCGGCTAATGGCAGCGATAACTACACTGCGCACAACACTAGCAACCGCTTTAACAAACAATGGCGTATGGTCAACTTTTGCATTCCCACCTGCAACTTTGCTGGCTAACAGCGTGGTGGTAACTCCTAGTGATCCATATATCGAGCCAAACAATAACAGCCAAACAGGTATCTCACCTTTGGCTAATTTCAAGATTTTAATAACCACACCTGCATTTGACAATCAAGGCAACCTAAAAGGTATAGAAGATTTTATTGTGGCAGTAGTAACTAAACTAGCGGCATCTACCCTAGTTTACAATATATCAAGTGTCTCCGCTCCAGCTATAACTAACGCAGCTAGTGGAGATTTATTAACATCAGAAATAACAGTATCAATCCTAACGAGCTGGAGTTAAAATGAGCACACACGAAGAAGACTTAGCCTTTCTGAAGAAGACTGGCCAAATTGCAAGCGCACCAAAACCAACTGCACAAACTAAGAAAGACGAGGAATAAGTATGGCAATTTATCTAAATAATAACGTAGGTGTTAAGTTGGCTACCAATGCTGCGCCAACCACACCATCCATCGACATTAGCTCATACGTAACTAATGCCGTAATCAATCAGATCGTGGATGAGTTAGAAGTAACCGCTATGGGTGACACAGCACACAAGTTTGTTGCTGGTCTACAATCAGGCACATTTACTATTGACTTTATCAATGACTGGGCAGCATCTCAAGTTAATGAGACACTAAGCGCAGCCTTCGGCAAGACCTTATCAGTATCAGTAATTACTGTTAAGGGCACTACTGTGTCAGCAACAAACCCTACTTACCAATTCTCAATACTAGTAAACAATCTGACTCCAATCGGTCAGGGTGGCGTAGCCGAGGTTGCTACCTCATCTATCACATTTACAGTAAACTCCGCAATAACAGTTTCATCATCGGCACCATTTTAATTAAGGAGTAACAATGGCAAAGCTAAAGATAACAAGGGCTAATGGTGAAGTATCAGAGCACAAGATAACACCAGGTGTCGAGTACGCTTTCGAATTGAAGTATGGATCAGGTATTAGCAAAGTCTTGCGTGAGCACGAAAGGCAAACCGAAATATTTTGGTTGGCTTATGAATGCTTACGCAGGGCTGGTGCTCAGATACCTTTGTGGGGAATTGAGTTTATTGACAGCCTAGAAACTGTCGAGGTACTAGACGACGAAAAAAAATAATCCAGCGGGATTCGATCCTTTACAGCATCGCACAGTTGAGCGTAGAGACTGGGATACCGCCTAGAGAATTTATTGATATGGATAGCGAAATGTATAGCGCAATTATACAAGTGCTAACCGATAGAGCTAAGGAGATTCGAAATGCCAGTAGAGGTCGTAGGCGTTAAGGATGTCCTAAAAGGCTTGAGTTTTATTGATGTTGATATGCGCAGACGTGTTGTTGCAGTTGTCGATCCTTTAATGCGTGGCGTGGCTAGCAAAGCCAAAGGGTTTGTTCCAGGTAATACAGATGTGTTGTCAGGCTGGTCTAAGGCCAATGCAGGCACAGGTAAATTTCCTAAGTATGATTCTGCAATAGCCAGAGCAGGTATTGGCTATAACTCTGGACAAAATAAAACATTTTCTAATGGCTTTAAGGTTTACAATTTTGTTTACAATGCTAGTCGCCCTGGCGCAATTTATGAGGTAGCAGGTCGCTCC